ACGCACCTACTGGGTTAACAGGAGTTGTACTAACGTCAAATACGTTGGTACTTTCTATTACTAATTGTCCAGAATCTGGATTAATGTGTGATGACATAATACTTTTCTTCCTACTACTTCCTATTTTATTAATGCATAATGCATTATATATGTATTTATCAAAGGCAAGACGTTTTGATATGTCATAAGAAAAGACACACCAAGTTAATGATATGTCTTTTCGGTAATAAGTTAAATAGGTAGGACTTGGTTACACCTACAAGCCAGAAACACAGATACCATTCTATAATTCCAGCAACCTAACCCCGCCAGTGACTGCGATGTGACTCCCTCCGTTTTCCGGGTAAAGCCTGGGTACCACCCCTGGTTAGTCAAGTTAGAGCCTCTGGTAAGACCCTCTTCCTTGCACTATTAACAAAAAGTAATTAGTTTTTTGTTACTTATGTATTTAATATATAACAGTTTTGCCTAAAGGTCAACCTTTTTTTTAATCTTTTTTTTTAATTTTATCCACAGCCAAAAAAATAGGCCCATTTCTGAGCCTATTTTTATGTAAAAAATTGTATTCTAGTAAAATATTACTGGAATGACAAGTTGCCTGCGTTAACATCAATTTTAGAAACGTAGTCCGCCGCATTACCAAGAGATGAAGCCTGGTTATTTAGCTCAACATAGCCATAACGTGTCATAAATGATACTGTTGGCTCGAATGTTGCCGGATCTAATACTGTGCCTGAAGACATTAATGGAATGTATGGGCAATAAAATGCTGCCGCATCAATTTCACCGTCGCCTTTATAGCCAACTAGTACTGGAGCATTATCTGCCGCGTACTGGTCAACAAAAACACGCATAGTGCCATTCAAAGTACCTACAAATTTAGTATTTGTTGGAGCTTCAAAAGGTCCTTCAGTTGTTCTTGCGAACGCTGAAGTTGTTGCACTTTGTAGTACTGTTAACATAGTTGGTGAAACAACGACATAGTTACCTGCGCCACGACGTGTTCTTGCCGCGATTAGGTTAGCTGATCTGTTTATAAGAACTGCTAGTGCCGCATGTTGGTCTCCAACGAAAGTTGCTGTACCTGATACTGACCCTTGGTCATATGTATCAGTAGCCGCGCCTGCTAATGTACGAAGTGAACCAATCACTTCTTGGTCAATCTCAGCAGTAATTTCTTGGGCAAGTGCCTGCATAATTTCTGCTTCAACGTCTAGACCGTGCATTGCGTTTGCGTCTTGAGCTGCTTCAAACGTCCAACGAGCACTCAATTTACGAGTTTTCGCTTCAACTGTTTGCTTCAATACTTGGATAGAAAGTTTCTTTCCAGCATCTGCTTCTAAAGAAGAAGTTGAAGTTGCTGCGCCTGCTGATGCGTTTGCATCACCTGAGTATCCTTTTGCAATTGCAAATGGAGATAGTGCTTCATCACCTGCTGAAACGCCTGATGCTGTTTCGCCATATCTTACTCTTAGTGTATGTATTTGTCCTACTGGACCTGTCATAGGCTGTACGCCTACAAGTTCGTTTGCGATAACTGTTGGCATCACACGTCTGATAACTGGAAGAATCACTTTGTTAAGTGATGCAACGTTACCCGCCATAGTTGTGCCAGCTGTAGCTGATTCTGAAAGGTAGCTCTTAGTGTTTTCAAGAACTGATTCCATTACAACCTTTTTGTTACCTTCTAAGCCATCTGTAAGGGCGTCTTTTGTAACGTCCCAATTTTCAAATAGATTCTGTGTCATTTGGAATTCTCCTTAGTTGATTCCTGCTAACTTTTTAAGGTTAATAATTTCGGCTTCACTTTCAGTTGCCTGCGTAGTGGTAGCCTTGTTACCGGTAATCTCAGTCTTCTGAGATTCTGTTAGTTTTTGTGATTTAGTTGTGCCTGCCTCATTAAGTACCGTTGGTAGGTATTTGTTGAATTGGGCTTTTAACTTGCTTGTAGCTATGCTTTCAAGTAAGTTGTTCATTAATTCACGTTTATCTTTGGCCAAAGGAGACATAAGTTCAGTTATAACTGCCTCACGCTCACGGCTTTCATTAATTTTAGCAACTTCTTTTGTTGCTTCAGTAATTTTTGCCTCTTTAGCTTGAATTTCTTTTTGCGATTCCTCAATTTGAGTCTTCGCATCCGAAAGTTCTTTTGAAAGTTTTGAAATATGTGTTCCTTCAGCGATATGTGAACCCATAAACTCAGCTGCAAAAGTTTCGAACAATTTACGTCCGAACATATTTTCTTTTGCCTGCTTAATATCTTCTTTTAACGTACCTAATTCTGTTGTAAGTGTCTTATCAACAATAGTAGCTAGTTTTGTAGAAGCCTTGTCTATGAAGTCAGTTTTCGCTTTGGTAATCATTTCTTTACCTTCTGCAACAAGTTTTACCTTTTGTTCAATAAGGTCTTTCTTGTCTTTATGGAATTCATTAAGTTCTGAAGTAAGTTGTTCCATCACAAAGTCTTCTAACTTCTCAAAGTTGCCTTCTTGAAGTTTTCTGTCGTTGCGTAGTTCGCCAATTTCCTTTTTAAGTGTTTCCATAACAAACTTATCAAGGAGCTCTGCATGTTCTGCGATTTTACGTTTATACTCTACCTGAGCTTCAACTGCCGCTTTTTTATCTGCTGAAAATTCTGCTAATTCAGTTTTAATTGTATCTGATACCATTGCATCTAGTGCTTCCACCATTTGCGTTTTGTCAGTTTCATACCTGTTAGCGAATTCTTCACGTAATTCGGCAGTGATCTCTTCACGAGCTTCACCTAATCTTGCTTCCCATGCTTCTGAAAGTGTTGAACGCACTTCCTCAGATAGGACTTCTGAACTTAGGAGTTGTTCTATTGCGTTGTTAGCCATTTAGCTTCTCCTAATGTTTAGTTTTTCAATGAACTGTAATACTTCCTTCTGGAGGTATTGATTTGCTATTTTATCGTCTTTTACTGCGGATGCAACGTCAAGTAAGATGTTACCACGTTTACCATTCATAATCTGTTCATATAAAGGGTCTGGGTAAGCATCTGGTGCACTTGGATTAGCAACAAGATCAACTGTTTGAATTTCAAACTCGCTAACATTGCCGCTTTCTGTTACATTTCCACTACCTCTTGACGAAACGCCAAGTTTTACTCCGTTTTCTATAAGGGTTTTACAAATATTTCCCATTGGAGTAGGTAACAGTTTTAAACGACCATAACCGTCTTGACCGTCCATCCACATTTTTTCAATTATGTGACTGACACGGTCTAAATTAACTTGCAAATCATCTGGATGATCTGCCTCGCCTAAAACCGAATATCCAGTTTCTATTTTTTCTTGTATTGCCTTAACGGCTTTTGAAATTTCAGTTACTGGGTAAACTCTTGAGTTTTGGTTGCGAGTATTGCCTTGTACAAAGATACCTTGCATAAAAAGACTTTTACCGTCCTGAGCTGTCTCAGTTATGATTTTAGCCTGATCATATGTTAGGTTCTCTTTAAGTGTAAGCATAATTATTCAGCTTTGCCTTTTTTCTCAGCGCCATGACCTTTTGGTTCTGCTTTAAGATCGCCTGCCTCTTGTGGGCCATCAACGTTCATATCTTTAGCATCGCCTGTTAGGCCTTTTTTGCTGCCGTCTGAAGATTTCTTAGACATGTCTACTGCTTTGCCGCCCATGTCGTTTTTACCTGCAACTGGTGACGCTTTACCGTCATCGCCTGCTGGCATACTAACTGGAGCTGCTTTTAGTTCTGCACCTTCTTCGATTTCTTCTGTTTTTTCATCGGCTTCATCTTTTGCTTCTTCTACTTCTTCTTTATCAGATTCAGTATCTTCAGCTTTAGTGTCCTCAACAACAGCAGTTTCTTCCATTTCTGGTTCCATTTCCATTTCTGGTTCCATTTCCATGTCCATTTCTGGTTCCATTTCCATTTCTGGCTCTTCTGCTGGAGCTTCGTCGCCCATTACTTTAGCAAATTCTGCTTTTAGATCAGCTAGTGCGTCTTCGACGTCTACTAACTTATCTTCAATCTCTGCGTGATCTTCTTCGTGACTGTCTACTTCGCCGTCACCGTCCATATCAGCTTCGCCATCTTCATCTGATAATTCCATTTCAGCTTCTGGTTCTGTTAGTTCAGCTTCGGGTGCGTCTTCGCCCTCGTCATCTTCACCGTACATCTCTTCTGCTTCAATTTCGTCATCATCTTCTTCGATGTCGTCAATGAAGTCGTCAGCTTTTTCGTCGCCTATTGCTTCATCTATATCTTCTTCCGCTACTTCATCTTCAACAACTTCGTCTGCTTCGACTAGGTCATTCCAGATTTCACGTGCTTTTTCTACGAATGCTTCGTGTAAAAGGTCAGAAGCTTTAGCCTCCTCACCATTAACTAGGCTTTCTATTACTTTAATATAACGTTCGCGAGTACTCATTTGACATTCTCCTTTATCGAGGTTATAACGTATGTATTTAGTCTTGGTTTACGGTAAGATGTCTTAAATACAAAAAAAACCGTGGTTTTGACGCCACGGCTGTAATTTTTGTAGTTATGTATGTGTATTACTTATTCTGTATCTTGGCTAGCGCCATACTGTAATTGCACGTCTTCTATCTTATCTGCATGTTCAGATCGTGTCATTTCACGTCTATTTCGCATCTTATTTAAATGTTTTAACGTCAACTTAGGTCTACGAGTATCATCTTCGTCCCATTTATTGAAGTTATCATCTTTTGCGTTTTGTGCTAATTCATTAAATCGCATCGTCTGGTACTCCTGTATCTCCACCAGCATCTGGTGCATCTGCACCGCCAGTGTCTCCTAAGTCGGATTCGGGTTCTGCATTTTCTGCGTCAACATCAGTAGGTTGGAAACTATCTACGTCTGAGCCTCGTAATCCCATTCCACCCAAGTCACCGGTTGCTGAGCCCGATGGTTTATTACCTGCTTGGTTTTCTTCTTTCCACATTCTTTCATTCTCAACCATTTCTTCTTCGTTAAGTCCTAAGTATCTTGCAAGTATAAATCTTCTTGATAGATAAGGAACACCTTCAATAGAACTGAATAGATTTGCTTTTTGTGCATCAATTTCAATTGTTCTATATTGTGAGAAACTTTGTGGTTCAGTAAATGATAAATCAAATAAACTAGCACTAATATCTAGTCCTCTGTGTTTACAAAATAATTTAAACTCACGGTCTAATGATTGTTGTAGTGTTAGTTGTAATCTTTCACAATACTTTGCAAAACGGAATTCTTGAATCATTGCTGTACCTATACGTCCGTCATTAAACGCCGCTATACCGTCTTCACTTCCAGTAGGAAGGTACGATGTTGGTACACGAAGTCCACGCATTAACTTGTTATTAAAGTACTTTAAATCATCAATCTCACCAAGGTTTTCACCACCCGGTAAAACTTCAACTTT